TGAATAGTAGCTACTGACTTATCACTGTTAGTATCGTTATAGATCATACATCCTCTAGCTGTCACTGTAGCTGTACTAAAAGTCAAATCAGCAAAATCAGTGAACCCTGTGGTTCCTGAGCTTGTTGGTGCTACTTTAGTAAGAGCAGAACCACCTGATGTGTAATTAGTACCACTTGCTTGACCAGTTGTTGTAAATGCAGTTGTGGTAGCTCCAAGTGTTGCTGAACTTGTGTAAAGTGCAAGCTTGAAAACATTACCATTGGTTGCAAAATTATGAGTAGCAGTCAACAGTTCCTTTTTGAAACTTGTGGTTAATGTTGATGATATTGCCATTTTATTTTAACTCCTTAAAAATCTTTGCTAAATCCTCATGTCCTTGGCTTACAAGTAAGTTATGAATAGTACATCTCTCACTATTAATAGCCTGTTTCATATAATAAAGTATTGTATTGTAAATTGCTAGTTTGTATGCTTCAGCTTGTTGCCTTACATGTGGAGCGGCGTTTTCTGATATGCCACAGATTCTATTGGTTAATTGCTCTGCCCACCACTCAGGGTCATGACCCTTGTTTACTTCAGTCTTTACTGTTATTAAACCAAGACTAGATTCTCCAACATCTTCAAGCATTTACCACTCCTTTGGTTCTACAGGACTTGTTTTGTCATCATGCCTGCCTATCAACATAGGTTCCACAGCTTTTTCATTGTAAGTTAGTTCACTATTTTTCCTAACAATAAGCTCATCATTCATCACCAATGGAAGCATGGGGTCATCCAGTCTATGATAGCCATATAGCTTTTCTTGTAATGGCACACAGGTATCAAGCAATGTAGATGTTTGTGCTATACCTACTTCTATGCCTGCAAACATACATTTAGCCAACCAAAACTCAACACAAGCTCTACCTGATTCTGCAAAGTGTAGGTTGCCTCTATAGGTAAAATCAACACCATAAATTCTTATTGCACCTACTTTATTCCATAGTGCAAAAGCTAAAGCATATGCAACAGTGTTGTTTAGGTATGAGCATTGCAAGTCTTGAACTATTTGCTTAATAGGATAGAGTTTTAAATTCTTACATCTTTTATCAAGCTCACAGGTATAGATAGGCTTATCACCAGTCTTAAGCATTTTAACCATGCCATGTGTTTGACCACCAGCATCATCACTATCTAAAAATCTTGATGGTGGGTCAAGCATAAAGGTTCTATCATGATATATCACAGAGCCTACAGCATTGATACCCCACACTTCATCAAAATGATCTCCATGTGATGCGGCTAAGTTATATTCAAACCAGCTTTTGCCCAAGCCTACAATAGCTACAGTTTTACCTGCAAGCTTTTTAATTGGCTTATCTTTTGTTTCTTGGATAGTCAACTTACATTAATTCTAAGAGAGTCATATCGCATTTCATCTCTTGTGTCTCTGCCTTCACCTAGATTTTTAAGTCTAGCTAGGCTCTCTTTAAATCTAATTTCGTATTGTGCTATGTCATCAGCAGGAAGTTTAAGATATATGGCACCCTCTATGAGAGTTCCATATAATAATGTTTCCTCTGCATTTGTTGAAAGCCATGTAGTTCCTGTGTCTCCTTGAGTGGTTAAAGATTCAGGTTTAGCAAGATAATGTAATTCTGCTGTGTAGTTTTGATCAGGCTTAGGTGCTACCTCAAAAGTATTATCATCAAATAGTGCATAATACCTTGGTCTACCTGTGGTGGTAGTTGATGGAGCAAACTCTTTGATGAAAGAATTGTGCTTAAAATCTAAATAATAGTAGTTGTTAGAATCAATTACAGCCAAGCTAAATGGTGCTAAAAAATCTGTAGGTGTAGTTAGAAACCTAGAGCTAGAAGTAAACAAACCATCCACATTTTTTCTTTGATTGGGTAGCTGTACACTTTTGAGTATTCTATCTTCTGCATTTTCGATAAATGTATTTAGATTGCTAACAAAAGTTGTTTCATCAGTTTCTAAAAAATTTTGAACTGTTGATTTTAGAGTTGCTAGTGTGAGGCTCATAAGTTAAGTATAACACTAACTTGTGTTAATTGTACCACCCATACCTGAATGATTGGTGCAGTAATAGTAAAGAGTGGGCGCTCCACTTGCAACCTCAATCTGTGTATATGCACCTGATGAGCCTGCTGTTCCATTGGTTGTTACACCAGTAGTGTATTCTGTGCCTCCACCATGTGTGCCATTAGATGTTGTTGAAAACCTTAATGGATGACTTGAATTAGAAGATGCTGACTGATCAAATCTATATGTTTGACCTTCAGTAAGATTTAAAGTTGGCGCTCTTGAACCATCAATGTAAAAGTAATTAGCACCCAAGTAGTTGCCTACAGTCACAGTATATGTTGTGTATGATGGAGAAGGTGTAGGTGAAGGTGTAGGCGATGGGGTTGGTGATGGTGTTGGAGTAGTGCCAGTAGCACCACTTATGGTAATAGTTCCTAAAGCAGATGTAATTTGTGTTGGTGTGGTAATAAGTGAACCAATAATACCTAAACCAACATTTGTTCTAACTATAAAATCTGTGGGTATAACTGAATTATCAGGTCTAGGCTCTCTAACTGCTTGTGGGTCAATGACATTAGTTCTTGGCTCAAGCTGTGGATGTTTAGGTTCATAGCACTCAGGACAGGTTTTTAAGCCATTCCATTCTTTCCTAAGCTCCTTGAGAAAATATCTAAACCCACATCTATCACATATAGCATATGGATTTTTGTTTGAGGCAAAAGCCATTATGAGTAGTTATATGTTGACACATCAGGAGTTATTCTCACTGATGCTCTATCCTCATCTTGTGACATAGCTCTTAAAAATTCTTCATCATAAATTTGTTTAAGAAAGCTTGTTCTATCAGGACTTTTTTTAATTGATAGGTAATAAGCCAAACCAGCGGCTAAACAAGGATAAAACCTAAATGGTATCTCTAATGTGTTTAAGTTTGCATCTGCATCATCCATTCTTGTCAATACATTCATATGCACTGTGTAGGTTGAGCTTTTATCAGGTGTTGGATAAACACTTATGGTTGGTGTAAGTTGTTTATCTATAAAGAATTGATTTGGTTTGCTTTCTGTACCTTTGTCAGGTATGGCTGAATATTCACTCCTAGAAAGCCTAGTCATCTGAATGTCTGAGTTGGAGCCATTAATGGTTTCTCTTACAAATGCATCTAATACATCTATAGGAGCAGTAGCATTGGTGCTATCTATGTTGTAAGTAGCTGTGCCATCTACCATAGCTACAGTTTTGGTTGCTATAGTCCACTGATTTAAACCTCTATTTGACCATTCAGCCAATAAAAGGTTTAAGCTTCTTCTAGCAGTTTTTAAGTCATATGCAGTTCTAAGCTCAAGTCCACATCTCTCAAATGCTTCCTCAATATACTCAACAACATCTAACTCAAAGTTTTTTGAACTTGATGTAGCCATAGCTTATTTTTTGAGTTTGCCACCTCTACCCATCTTCTTAAGCTTGCCACCTCTTCCCATTTTTTTAATTGATGACTTACCACCTCTAGCCATTTTTTTGACTCCTGATTTGCCACCCATTGCCATTTTTTTGACTCCTGATTTGCTCATGCCACCACCAGCCATTTTGACAACTCCACCTTTCATCATAGGAACAACAGCACCTTGTCTAGCTCTTCTCATATTAGAGCCACCAGCAATATTTTTTTTGATTCCTGATTTATTTTTTTTCATTTAGATACTCCATCTATTTAAAATATTATCATACTCCTCTTTTGTCCAATTACTATAATAACCCATGTCAGCTAAATTTTGTGAAGCTTTGTTTAATTCTTCTAATCTTTGCATAAACACCATGTTATAAACCTCATCATACATTGGCTCAAAGCTTACTTCTTCAACAACAGTTTTAACATCATGATCTTGATGAAAACCCATAAACCAATAATCCTGTTCATTAAAAAAAGTGTTTAGCATGTTTAATCTGCTATTAAACTCATCTTCACTAAGCTCTACATTAAAATCACAATAGATCAAAACTTTTTTGTTTTGACTAAAATTTTTTGTTTTAAGTATTAAATCAGACCAATCCTCCTGCTTAGATAAACAAACTTGCACCTGATTTTTGTTCCAAGTATTTTTAGCATATGGACATGTTGCATGACCATTCTTTTGTTTTGTTTCTAATATCTCACTAGACCAAGCTCTTATTTCAGATTTGAGTTGCTTTTGAGTTAGCATTACTTTTTTCTTTTTTTAGAAGCAAAGGTTTTAACATTGGTAGGCTTACCACCAACACCTTGTTTCTTAGACCTCTTTCTTTGCACAGCAGATTTTATTTGTGCTTTAGTCATTCTATTAGCTGTGGCTTTTGGCACACATTTAGGGTATTTTCTTTTGGAGCCTTTAGCCTTGGGTCTACCACACTTTTTGAAACCACCACCTTTTTTTGGTGCGCCTATGTCAACCCAATCTTGTTTGAACCAACTTCTTAGTCCACCTGCCTTTGCCATTATGACATTCGCATTTTAGTTCTTTTTTTTCTTGATGGGTCAATGGCACCACAGCCTCTTGCTACAAAAGATTTTACAGCACCACCACTTTGCATGTAACCCATTTTGTTTCTTACTTTTTTTGGTAGATTGGGCAAACCTTTATTAGATGCTGGTATGGGTTTTAAATTATTACTATTTACTGAACCACCCTCAGCTTTTTTTGTGCCTTTGTATTTACCACCCATTTTTTTATATTCTCTAACCATATATGCATTTGCATACGCGCTCGGGTAAACATCAAATTTTGCTTTAGCCTTAGCTTTAGCCTTAGCATACAAAGATGGGTTTGCTACATTTTTTGGAATTGCCATAATTTTAACCTCTTGTTAATTTTACCTTGTTGTTTTATTTTTTACCATGTTGCCTTCTTATAGCATCTTTACCTTTCCTAAAGATGCTTGCAACAAGCTTCTTACCCATTACCTTAGCTCTCTGTTCTGCTACTGTCAAAATTTGTATTTTTCTTGCAAAAGACTTATTAATCTTTTTTACTTTATTAACAGTCTTTCTTGCATCTTCAGGTGTAGCAAACTTAATGCTGACTGTATCTTTTGGATTTTCGTCAGTGTATAGCCTTCTACCTGAGCCTTTGGGTTTTTTGCCTGTGCCTACTTTTGGGTCAGGCTTTTTTCGTTTTGCCAACTAACATCTCCATCTTCTTCTAGCCTGTCTTAACCTTGAGTTAGGATTTTTAGCGGCTTTTGGAAACTTTTTCATTTGACCTTTACTTCTAGCACAAAATGACTTTCTTCTAGCCTTTTCTGATTTAGTAAGATTTTTCTTTTTTGTGACTGCTGTTTTTAACTTAGAGCCGGGGTTCTTTCTTCTATAAGCTCTGACACCAGCCTCAGTCATGCCAGCACCTTTTTTGGTTGGTCTAAAGTTTTTCTTGGTGCGTGGCACCATCTTTTGTTTTCTTTTTTTCTTTACAGCCATCTTAAATACATAGCCTTATTGCTAAGGCTATGATTTGATTAAATCTAAGAGGTAAAGATAGTAGCTCTGTCAATGTTACTTAATACCACATGTATGCCACTTTCAAACAACACACCTTGATCAGGTATGTTTAATGTTTCAGTGTCATTGGCATTGCATGGAGCAATAAACAAAGTAGTTCCTGTAACAGAACCATTCCTAAAAGTTACAGTTCCATCTGATGAACCACCTGCAATTACATATCCTCTAAGCCTTGATCTACCTGATGTTAAAGCAACTCCACCAGTTGCACTGGATGTAGTAGTTGCAGTTTTAACATCACTGCCTGTCATTCTTGTGGACATATTAAGCTCCTAATTATGCGTCAGCAAATGGTGTAACTAAAGTTCCTGAACCTAAGATTATGCCTTCAACAGCATACTTAGCGGATGCTATAGCAGTCACAGTTACAATACTTCCAGCAAGACCACCTTTGGTTGAACCATTCATTGTGATGACATCATTAGATGCACCTGAAATAAAAGTTTTACCAGTTGCATCATCTACACCAGTGTAAAGTCCACCAACAAACTTATCTGTACCATCTGTTTTAATATCGAGGTCAGTAGCCGCAGTTACAATTACAAATGTAAATGTTGACCCAAGATTGTTGAGTTGGTTTGGGTCATCATTGCTATCAGGAGCAGTTGAGACAATGGATGGTAAAGTAAACTTACCATCAGCATCATTACACAAAAGCACCTTACCTGCATGTGAATCCACTGTTATTGATGTATCAGCAGTTAAGCTTACAACTGAAGCATTACCTGT